TCGGTTGGTGTTCCGTTATTGCCTGCATCAGTCTTAACCCAAAAGTCGCCATTGTAGGCATAAACACCGTCGCCTCCATCAAATTGAATTGGTCGTTCAAAGTAAAAGGTATTAGCATCTGTTCTAAAATGACAATATGAAGCGTTTTGCATACCGATATTCAAAGAGCCATAATTGGTTCTAATTCCTAAAGTATTTGCGTCTATTCCACCTGTCGTTCCTTGTCCTATTGCGACTGTTCCGACTGCGGGTTGAGCGGGATTGGCCGTCAATTGTATTTCGCCCGATAGGGCAAGGTCAGACTCTCCCTCGATTGCGGCAATAGCATTCGCATCTGTGTATTGAGAGGGAATAGTAGGTTTATTTAATATCTGTGCATCACCGCTTGAAGCATTCCAATCGGACTGAACATTTACTTCTGCACCTGTGGCAATTCCGTTTAGTTTAGTGTGGTCTGCGTCGGTAAATACATTTGAATCGGTTGCCGCCTCGACTGCCGCCCTTATTTCTGCATCGGTTTGGTCTGCGGTTGCGCCTGCTTCAATACCCAACATTGTGCGCACTTCTGCGGGAGTTAATTCTTCGCTATCACCACTGCCCGAATCATTGCGACCAAGAATAGTGTTTGTTGCTACATTTGACACTACATCAACAGTGCTACTGCCTCCGCCGCCACTTCCTACTGCGCTTGAGCCGAAGTATAAGACATTTGAAGGATTAACCCATAGTTGATTTGCGGCGGGACTGCCTACATTCCCTGCGGTAATTTTTACTCCGCCTTGACCTATGGTTAATGTTCCCGTTGAATCATCAAACTTAAAATTACCATCAGTATTAAGTTTTTGAGAAGTAAAGCCATAAGGGATTTCTCCACTGGCCACAGATTGCAAACCTGTTCCTCCGCCCGAAACACCTAAGTTGTAAATGCCTTTGTAATGATAAATACCATCTGCTATGGGTAAAAAGCCCCATGTTCCTTTGATGTTTGGTCTATTGACAAGGTGTATTGTTGCACCTAATGTATCACTGCCTTTCATAGAACAACCGGATTTAATTGTTAAGTTTGTTAAGCGAACAGTAGCACCTGCTACAACGCCAACAAAACCACCACTGCCGTTTGCTGTTCCATCAATGATAACATTTTCAAACTGAAAAGTAAAATTATTGTAAATAGGTGCGCCTGTAACGGGAAAGGTGAACCCCGAAGTCTTTGCTTGAAAAGTCCATGTGCCTGCGCCTCCATTAAAAGCAACGCCACTGCCGCTTGTATTTAGTTGGTTTGAACCACCATTATGAGAGCCTGTCGAAGTAATAGTCCAATTCATTAACTTATCATCAGCAGAAGGAGAAGTAGGCGAAGTGACAGTGCCGCCCAAAATAGTTATGCTTTTCATTTCAACATTGTATTTGTTTGCAGTAAATGAGGGTGCAATATAATCTGTTTTGAACCCTGCTTTGAAAGTCATGTGTGGGTATTTTCCCGCATCAATAGTGGTTCTTGTGCTACTTCCATAAACAAAATGCAGATTATCAAACAAACCATCTTCTGCCACCATATCTGCGCAGTTAAGTTTTACATACGCTAAATTGCTATGATAAGCAGGCGTTCCATTAAATGTTATTGAAACTGGCGCAGAAGGATTTATTCTTCTTTCTTCATTTATGCTTAAACCTGTTTCGATAATACAATTTGTTGCAAACTTAACAATTCCTGTAAAGCCTGTTTCTATAACCATAATACTTACTTTTGCTAAGTTCCAAGTGCATTCATGGGGAACATTGCCTACAAACTGCACAGTATCTCCCGTAGTAGGGACACCATTAGGAGTCCAATTACCTGCAACATTAGCGTTGCCATTTGCAGAAGCAGACCATGTATATGTTGTCAAAATCACACCTGCCTACTATTGCTACTATCAATAACAAAAGCAGAGCCGCCTTTTTCGGCAATTTGACTTAGAAGTAAGTTTGCTTGACTCTCAAATGATTTAAGTTGAGACCCAAGCCTAATGTCCGTTCTTCTCTGCTCTGCTTCCGGCACATACGAGGGTATAGTATCAATCATTACACGCAGACAATCTACGCATACAAGGAACTTAATTGCTGACTCACATTCAACATCTGCTACTGCGCTTGCATCGCCAACGCCATAAAGTGTTGCGCTTCTGCGCATACGAGTAATCTGCGCACTACGGATAGTAATGTATTCGTCAATAGTCCCGTCATTCAGTCCTCTCGGTCTGTTTAACAAGTCTCTAATTTGACTTTTTGTTGGATTTGTTATTGCCACTCTTCTTCACCTTTGCACTGCTTGACTTCTTCGGTGTAGCCTTTTTCTTTTCAACCTTTGGTTTTGGTTCTTCAAAGGTTTCTGTTTTAGGAACATCAATTAAAGTATGAACATCGGGGTTGTATTCTGCTCGACCCAAAGGGAACATTGCGCCAGTCTTCATAACTGTTCGTGCAAATTGACTTGCGGGAACAAAAATTACAGTGCCAATAGGGATTTCAACAGGTAATTGTTGTCTTGCGTAAAATCGAGACTTAATTCTGCGGAATAAATATCCTCGCTTTGCCTCCCAAGAATTAAAACGGTGCATTAGAGCATCGAATGTGTCTTCTTCGGGAAGAGGGATTCCTTTTTCCTTTAGTGCCTTAGCAACTGCCGCCTTACTCTTCATCCTTAATCACCTTTGGTTTAGGTTTAGAGGTCTTTACAGCCTTTGCTACTGGTTTTTTGAAACCATCGCATAAGTCTTGAACCGCCCTTCGGCTTGTTTCGGCAGAGATTAACTTTGCCTCATCATCCGATAAGGAACGACCAAGACGCTTTTCTGCGTATTTGCAAAGAAAGTCGGCTCTATCGCTCAATTAAAACACCTCGCATCAAGCAGAGATGTTCGTAATCTTACAAATGCGGTTGTTCTTCCCACTGCCTGCGGCTTGTCCGTCTTGCATTTCGTGAACAACACATGCCATGTAGCCGGTTAGCATCCAATCATAACCAACGCCCGGAATACGGGTTAGTTCGGTTTCCATGAATCCGTCGCCATTGTATTGCAAGAACTCTGCTGTTTCTGCGCCCGGAATTAGTAGGAGTGCAGTGTCAGCAAGTAGTGCATCACGGCTGTAATAGATTGTCAAGTTTGCCATTCGCTTCAAATGCTCTTGAAGTGATTCAACGACATTCCCGTAAAGAGTAGTCTGCAATAGAACATTGCGATGCTTTGAAGGAACAACGAGAGCAAGTGGTTCATCTCCGGAGACACGACCGTTCTCGAAGATTTTATCCATTGCGCTAAGAATGTTTGCTTCTGCATCACCGCTTGCGGTGTCCCATTCCGAGCCACCTGCGACTGCAAGGGACTGTCCTGCACCATCAATAAGAGCAGAAATGATAAGGTTGTCAATGACTGATGCACGATTGCGCACAATAGCCATTTGTTGCCTGTCGAGATTCTCGAAAGTTTCGCCACGCAAAAGAGTAGAGTCAAGGAAGATACATCGACCTTGTCCCTTCTTCAAATGCACGCTGTAAGAAGCAGTTCCGATTTTTGTCGGGTCTGTAACTGCGTTATCAGCGAGAGGATAAGTAAAAGTTCCTTCTGCACCAGTGTAGAAGGTAAACTCAAGGTATGGCACAGAGCGCACACCAACAACTTTTGTTCCCACTGAAATTGTAGTGGATTGAAGTTCGATAAAGTCTCGAAGGGTTTGTTCAAGCACTGCATCGGATTGTCCGAATGGGCCAGTTGCGGCTTCGATAGTCAAGATTTGTTCAAGGGTTTCATTTGGCATATTATTCATCTCCATTATTTTTTAGTTTCAGTTAGCACCGCCAACGCCGGTCATAACAGGAATCAAGTCGCCTGCCGCAGTTCCGGTTGCACCTTCACCGATGTAGTAGCCAATAATTTTTCCGGCTGTTTCTCCGCCGGAGTCATCACCGTCTGCAACAAGTCCGGAGTTGTCTGCGTAAACAGGAAGTCCAGTAGTCCAAGTTTGAGAAGCCTTTGAAGCAATCATCATAACTCCGCCAAGTGGTCGGTAGCCAACAGTTGCACCTGCGGCAGTTACAAGTCCCGAAGAATCTCTTTCGGATTCGTCAGCAGAGACTCCGAGAACGGTTTCTCCCCATGTAACCAAGTCAAGTGTGTTCGATGTTCCGTCGTTGGTGAGCAAATAGCCCGGACCTGCGACAGTTGTTCCAGTTTTCAATACAGCATTTCTAATTTCTTTTTCCATTTCAAATCACCATTCAAATAAGATTCTTGTTTCGTGCCTCTTCAAAAGTTGGCGCACCCGAACTTTCTCGTTCTGCGGCTGATAGAGTTTGATTCCATGCACCCGCCCATGCGTTCCATGCCTTTGCATAGAGGGAAACTGGTGTCTTAACCAACTTGCGGTTAAGGTAATTTGCGACTACTTCTTCGGACTCGACAGGAGTTCGGACAGTAGCCTCAACATTGGATGCAACAGGTGTCATCTCCTTGACAGGGGATGCTTCTTCTGCTACTGGCATTTTAGCCTCAAAGGAAGCCATGATTGTTTCAATGGTTTCCGAAGGAAGGTCTGCAACGCCTGCAATTCCCATTTTTGTTGCCTTTTCTACAAGAGCAAGGCGTGCTTCTTCTGCAACCGCTTTTTCTGCGGCTTCAATAGATTCGAGTTTTGCATCACGCTCTGCAAGAGAAGCCTTTAGTGCTTCAATCTCTGCGGCGTAATCAATAGTTGGTGTTTCCTCTGCAACAGGTGTCTCAACGACAACCTCTTCTTCGGATGCGATGATAATTTCTTCTTCACTCATGGTAGTAGTCTCCGTTGCGATATTCGGAAGAGACTGTTGATGACTATTAAAGGATTCTGCGGATTCTGCCATTTTTACCTTCTCAACGCTTTGAATCTTTGCGCCGGAGTATGCAGGGCGATGAACAATTGCGAGATGGTCGAAAGTGAAATCTGTTTCAAACTTCATAATCATTCTGCCATCTTCTGCTTCCATCATTTCATCGGGAACTCCACTCCCACCAATAGACACTCCGTAGCCTTCTCTTAGCCAAAGTCCGGATTCAAGGGATTCAAACAATTCTTTGCGGTGAACTTCTGCTTTGAAGCGAACCTCCCAATTCCCACCCATTTTATCAACGGTGGTTGCTTCTGTAACAAAACCGACTACTGCTTCATCAATACCCCCCGTCATATTACGGGTAAATCTGCCATTCTCGGATTTAGGATGATTTAGTGTTAAATCTGCACCAATCATTTGAGATACTGCAAGGTTTGCCCCTGCTCTTGTAATCTCCCAACCATTCTTGTTTGTTCCTTGATGAAATGCGATTCCGGATATTGCAATAATGTATTCGCCAGTATCGGCTTGAACGACCATATCATCAACGGTAATATCAACATCTAATTGAAATGTAGCCTTAACACACTTTCCGCCTTCCATTTTGTAGCCAGTTCTGCAAGAGTTGCTATAACCGCCACTGCCGCCGCCTCCGTAGCCTTCGACTTCTTGTTCTTCTTTGAAATCATGGTCTTTATGTGCTTCCATGCACTCTTCTTCGGAGTAGCCCATTTCTTGACAACGACTCATATATTCGTCATGTGTTTCATCGGAGGATGGTTTAGGTTCTGCCGCTTCATGCGTATGTGTGCAACCGCAACCGCAGTCTTCTGCTTTTTCGCCGCAGTCGCCCATACTTTCAATCACTACATCATCTGTTTTATTAAAGTCTTCATTGCTTTCAACTTTAGAACCGCTTCGCCATTGATAACAAGACCAATAACCTGCGGTTGTTTTGTCTTTCTTTTCTGCGCAGTTATGTCTATCACGGAATGCTTTGCGTCGTTTTGGGTCATCACGCTTAATTTCCATATTAGGGTCGCCAAAGCGAACAATAATTACTTTACCTGCGGGATTTTTAACATATACCGCAAACTTCTTTTTTTCTTTAGGAGTTCGGAATGGTTTGTTAAGTGTAACTTTGCGCCCTTGATATTCTGCGGCAGTAAATGCTTCACTGTCCCAATCCTCATAGTCTTCATCGACACTTGCTCTTGGGTGTGATTTTGGCAACAAGTCATTGTCTTGTTTGTAATTTGGGTTGCTTGGTCTGCCGTTTCGCAACAAATACAAGAATGCCTTGACTCTTGCGATACCCCAACCGCCTCTTGACATGTTGGGTGCGTGTGAACGGGAAAATGCGCCTGCACCTCTTCGATATACAGACTTTAGGCGACCCATGCTTGCTTTCGAGCCTTTACCTTTGCTTGAAACCTTTTTGTTATGTTCAGTCATCATTTTGCGCAAACGGGCTTCTGTTTCCTTGCTTACCTTGATACTATTATTCGGTTTGCTTGCAGAATCCTTTTTATTTTTCTTAGAACCCTTTCTGCGCTCGCTTGGTTTAGCAGGAGTCTTTCGAGGGTCATTTTTCTTAGGCTTTCCGTATTGTAGTGCGCTTACTTCTTCTGCCTTTGAGGATTTGCCTTCTTTGAAATATCGACTGCATACTGCGGCTCTTTGTTTGTTATCATCAAACATTTCAATCATTTCGCCATCTTCCATGCAACGCATCATATAATCGTCTTCGGTTTCTTGAGGCTTTGGGTCGGGCATTCAAATCACGCCTTTTTCTTAGAGTCCATTGCTTCACTGTGCGCAGTTCGTATTTTATCCATCTCTTGACTGTGCAGTTGCGCAGAAGTTTTCATTTCATTGATATGGGCTTGCGCAATCTTTTCAAGTTCGATTTTATGGTCTTTTTCTGCACCATCACGCTCTCGTTGATGCTTTAGTTCAGTCGGGATATTATCGACTTCTTGAGTTTGTTCGGATTCCCACATGCGCAGAACTGTTGAAAGTGCTGGGCCTGCCACACCGCCGATAATAGCAATAAGTGCAATGAAACCATCGAGATTTTGTAAAACTACATCGGGTTTCCAAATACCCATGCCAACTACTGCGCCACAGGCAAGCAACCACAGATAAATTGCAGGTTTTACAGTCGATGAAACCATTTTGTCGTTAAAGGACTTACCACCCATAGTATTTACCACAGTATCAGTGTTTTATCAATCCTTTTATCAAACAGACTTACATAGCCGATGTGCCGGTGAGAACAATACTGATAATGCCAATACCTGCAAACATTACTTTGCGCAGTAAATCAAACCCTTCTTTAAGAACTTCATTTTGAACTTTTAACTCGCCCTCAAGACCTGCAAGGCGTGCATCTGTTCGAGTTTGTGCCTTTACTATTTGCGCAGAAAGTTGTTTCAAATCTCGAACATCTTCTTCTACTGCATCCATTCTAAATCCGATAACATCATCTGCCATCACATTTCACCTTCTCTTGGCATGTCTTCGTCTTCATCCCGTTCTTCTTCGGGTTCATCCGGCGTTTCTGTTTGAGGCGTTGGTGCGTCTTTGCGCATATCGCCATTTTCTTCTTCGGGCAACGCTACTATGTCAAGTGCTTGATTCAGTGAAAGAACTCCGTTGCTGTAACCTAATGTCGCCCTTCGCATTTTGTCAAGGCGTGTTTCTTCATCGACTGGCTCAAATGTTAATACTGGCAAGTCTCTTTTTGAGTGGTCTATACCTAATAAATCCAAGTGCGCACTAAATAGTGCATTTACCGATTGCTTTAGGATATTTTGAATGCGTCTAATTGCATTGCTCGCCCAAAGGTTTGCAGTGTATGATGCCGCAAAGGTTGAACCTTTTTCTTGGCCTGCCGCAGTGCGTGGCACTTGAAGAACCGCCGCAATATCTGCATTAACATTGTCGAGGAATCCGGAACTGTCGGGCAGTGCGGTTCTTTGGTCGATATGTTTAATGTTCACATAGTCGGGGAAAATAGGCACTTGGTCGCCTCTTAAGGACTCCATAGTGCTAATGACTTGATTCATAATAAAAAGCAAACGCTCTCTTTGCTCGTCGGGATTTTGGATATGCTTAACTGCATCCATGTCAATACTAATGTATTGTTTTGTCATTGCGTCTTCAAGAGCAATGCGGTTATTCATACTGTTGTATTTTGCCCTTATAGCCTGCTTGAGAGCCGTGAAACGGGATGCACCCCATATACCGTAGGTTGTGCGTGTTTCGTTGTCAATAAACCAATTAGAACGGTAATCCATGCGTATGTGCAAAACTTCATCGGCAGGGAACTCTTGCATAGTTGTTTCACCTTCACGCAAGAAGTATTTTTCTACTGTAATGACAGGGTCGTTGTCATCTGCTGTTGCGCTTCTGCTTCTGTCATCAAGCATTGTAATTTGAGATACTGGCAAACTTTGCACATCTGTAATGCCTTCTTTACCAGTTCCGACCAGTTTGCTAATGTCATTACCGTAAACCATAAGGTTGCGCATAGCGTTAATGAGAATATCGTCAAAGTCTATGTTATCAACAAGTTCTTGCAGGGCAGTTCTTATGCGTGCGTTGCGTGCGGAACTCCAATTGATAGTGTAGTTGTTTGCGGTTAAGGACACTGCTCGAACCGCACCGTTAAGTTCGGGGTCAAGTTTAAGCATTTCATCGAATAGGTAAAAGTCATTGTCGAAGTTTGAGTCATCACGGAGTTTGTTTGTCTCTGTTACTACATCTTTAATGCCTGCTATCATAGTGAACGGGCTTCGATGACCGACACTGTGCCGCAAATCATCATTTTGAATACCGATAACGGCTTTCGGGGCAGGGTTTTCTGCCTTTTTCCCGATGTTGCCAAAGAAAGGAATACGAGCCATGTTCTGTCTTATGAAGGGTTGCTTCATAAAGGTATGCCCGAAGAAGCGTAATAAATCAACAACAGTAAGGTTTTAGATAGAGGGTTATGGAGACTATCGCAGAAGTTTTGACTAAGGGTGGTATAGCCCTTATTATTCTTGAAATACTGTGGTGGGTCTTAGTCATAGCATTTATTCTTTCAAGACGAAAAAAGAAATTAAAAAAGAATAAATGGTCTTGAGTGTAGCGGTTTCTGTTTATTCTTTTAATTACTCTTAAGGTGTGTAAGAATTATTCTTACAGAATAATCCGCCCTTTTATCTAAATGTCTTAGAAGAAATAAAAGAATAAAGTCAAGTTGCTCTCTGTGCAACGATTATTTCTTTATTTATTCTGTCAATGGCTCAAAAAGAATTAAATTAGTGCAAGCATTTAAGAGGTAAGCCAATAGTAGTATGTTTAATGAGCGAAGTCGAGTATCACGATTTAGTTAAGTCCGAAATTGAACACTATAATGGCAATATGGCGCAGTTTTCTCGCCACATGTCAAAGGTTATGCCCGAACTTACACCCGAAAGTCACCGATGGCGTTTGCGTATGTTGAAACAACACATGGGCGACATTTTTCCTGTTTTTGAATCAGTTGATTACAACGCAGAAATACCTTTGCAGTTTGATGGCACACAAGCGCAGTTAATACGCATTATGCAAAAAAGGTTTCCCGAAATCTCAAAAGCAGGTTGGGAGTCAAGAGTTCGTGCGGCATGGTCGAGAGAAGCAGTCACACGCACAGAAACACCTCATTTTATTGTCGAACACTTGAAAAAGAAGTCAAGTAGCCAAGAAGACTTATGGAATGCTATTGAAGAACGCTCAAAGGCGGCAATTCTTGCAAATGAAGATGCTCGTTGGGCTACATTTCACATGAAATCCGATAAGCGATACATTGGAATTGCATTTCAAAGCGACCAACACATAGGTAATCCTTTTTGCGACCATGAAAGGTTGCGTGAAGACACAGAAGCAATTGAGCGACACCCCGAATGTTATGTTATACATGCAGGCGACTATATCGACAACTTTATGATTGACAAGCCTCGCCCTGCAATGAAAGCACCTATCCCTCCTTCTATCCAGTGGCAGTTGTGCGAACACTACATTAACATGAGTCCTAATTCACTTATGGCGATTGTAGCAGGTAATCACGACCTTTGGACTGCCGGTGCAACAGATTATGACCCTCTAAAGCGTCTTGCGCAAGACAGAGGCGTGTTGTATCACCCGTATGAGTTAAACCTCAAAGTTATTCATGGCGATGTTCCTTACCACATTAGTATTCGACATAAGCGAAGAGGTAATTCAAACCTTGACCCAAGCCGTGTAATTAAGAAAATGTGGGATGACGGAGAGTGTGATTTCGATATTGGAGTTATCGGGCATCATCACACACCATCAGTTGTTCCCTTTACTCGTCATGCAGTAGAGCGTTGGGCTTTGCGGCCGGGTGCTTACAAGACAATTGACAGTTTCGGTGAAATGTGCGGTTTTCCGAGAGAACGCCCAACATCACCTATTGTTATTCTCGATTCTCAAACAAGAGATATTCAAGCATTTACAGACCTTAGACATGGGTTGCGATTACTCAACACATTAAATGGGAGGAAAGCAAATGCCTTTATGGATGAGTAAGGATAAAGAAGTGCGAATTGCAGATATGGGCGAAGACTTTGTAGCAATAAACATTTTTAGTGATGAATATGTTGTAGGCGTTATGCTTGAAAGAGAAGAAATTGAAAGACTTGTTATTGCTATGGCAGAATACTGCGGAATTGGTCTTTTTGGAAAAAACGGAGATGGTCTAAATGGTTCGTTTAATGACAACCTTTCATCTTGAGCGTAGTAGATTTGATATACGCCATTTTTACGAGTGGTTGGGCTACAATTGGGGTGAACACATTGGAACATGGCTTGACATGTATGGAGACAGAAAAGACAAGCAGGTTCACCGTGTTTGCATTATTGCACCAAGAGACCATTCAAAGTCCACTACACTTCGAGTAAAAATCCTCCATCAACTACTTTTTGAAAAGTGGCGAGGTAAACCCTTTACTATTTGGTTATTTTCTGCCAATAAAGACCTTGCAATGAATCGTTTAGATGAAATCCGTCAAGACTTAAAAAGGCATCCCGAACTTTCTAAAAAAATCGACACTACTAAAGGTAATCGTTTTGAACTTCGTTTAACAAACGGTGCTTGGATTAAGGCTACATCGGTTGGTTCGGGTATTCGTGGTGAACACCCCGCCGCAATTGCACTTGATGACATAATAGACGACCAAAACGACATGTCCTATGATAATTACCAACAGTGGTTTAGAAAAAAATTAACTCCGATGTTGTCACCTAAGACTTCGCTTTACTGCGTAGGAACTCCTATGAGCATGAATGACCTTTACCATACAGAAATGTTAAACAATGACGCTTGGGAAACATGGCAAGAAGGCGCAATAACAAATTATGATGAATGGCGAAACGACCCCGACATTGAACCTGTGTGTCTATGGCCTTCGGAACGCCCACTTGAGTTTTTACTTGAACAAAAAGAAGCAATTGGTGAACTGGCCTTTGCGCAAGAATATCTGTGTAAAGTAGTCGATGATGATAGCGCAGTATTCCCTCAATCACTTACACGCAAAAATCTAAGCATGGATGCAGTCTTACAAAAGAAAAAATTGTATAATGGCGATTATGTTGTAGGTTTCGACCCATCACACGGTATAGGACAAGACTATACAGTAGCAGTAGTAGTTCGGCAAGATGAAGAAGGCTTTATTCACATCGTAGATATGTGGAGGCGCAATGATTTTCCCCCTGCAAAGCAAATACAGAAGATTGCAGACTTAGATGAGGCGTATAAGCACCCTGTATTCGCATTTGAGAGCGCAGGGTTTCAAAGTCTGTATCAATCA